GAGGACGACCCGAACCCGGAATAGATCGAGTTCGAGGAGTCGAGGGTGCCGAGGCCCGGACCCCACGCCGTCGCATTCGGGACCGTGTTCGCCGGATTCGAGAACGTCCACTCCTCATGCGGGCCCGGGCCGAACCAAGCGCCGAGCGTGCTGTCGTACCGCTCGAGCGGCGCCTGAGCGATGTCCGTCCGGGCGACGACCATCCCGGAGTACACGCCGGATGGCGGGGTGAGGGCGTTGCGCTCCGTTGAGGACGCTACGGGAACGACGGGGTTGAGGCTGTCCACCAGCGTCGCCTCGTCGCCGGTCAGGTTGTAGGCGTCGGCGTTGACGGGCGCCTTGCCCTTGTTCCACCGGGTTGTGGGCATCTCAGCTCCTCCAGTCGATCTCGAGGTAGCCGGAGTTCGGCTGCGCGTTGCGGCCGTAGAACCCGGCGTACGGGTTGTTCGTGATGCAGATCCCGCCGCCTGCTAAGAGGTCAGCGGCAAAGCTGAGCGGCAGCCCGATGACGGTGGGTCCCTGCCATGGCTGGGCGGTCGCGGTGGCCGAGCCGCCGCCGATGGAGACGTTCCCGCCGGGCCGGCGCGCGCTGGTGTGGCTGTAGAGGTTCACGGTGATCGCCGACGATGTCGCGCCGGCGCCGTTGCGGCCGCCGAGTGTGAACCTGATCGCGGTGACCGTGCGGCCCGCGAGCTCGGTCGGGGATCCGCCGTAGAACCACGCGCCGGTGAGCATCCCAGACCCGTAGTCGCCCTGGTAGACGTTGTTCCCGCCAGCCCAGCTGTCCCACCCGCCGGGACCCCAGTACGTCGAGGTGTCCACCGCCGCGTACCGGCCGGTACCGGTTGATGCGGGAGCCGGGGGCGGCGCGACCGGTGCGGGCGGCGGCGGCGCTGGGGTCGCCCCGACCTTCGCGAGGACCGTCGGGATTCCGTTATCCCACTTGAGGATCACGTTGTCCCCGACGGTCGGCGTGTATGTGGAAGCGAAGTAGGCGGTGTAGGTCGCGCCGTCGGTTCCGGTGATGGTGATCGTGGAGGAACCTGCCGGGACAGTTGCGATGGTGCCCTGCGCTGGCCGCGGAGAGGGCGCGAGGCGTCCAGTGACCCAAGCCTCGGCCTGCCCGTGCGGACCGGCTACGAACTCGACGGCAACCGGGTCGCCGATCTGCACGGTGACGCCGTCGTAGTAGCGGGCCGGGATGATGTTGCCGCTGACGTTGACAGCGAGCGCCTTCGATCCGTTCGAGGCGGCGACCATGACGCCTTGCAGTTTGGTCGGGGGCGCCTTGGTGCTGTTCGCGTAGGACTGGAGGATCGGATACAGGCTGTTGCGCATCCGGGGCCTCCTCAGCTGCGGGTGATGGGCCCCGCGATGGTGTAGTTCGTGCCGTTCGAGAGGGCGATCCGCACGTCGGCGTAGTTGCAGCGGACGGTCAGGCTCATCCGGTCCACGGTCGACTGCGTGCCACTGAGCTGCATCGCGACGATCCGGCCCGTGAGCGGGGGAGCCATACCGTCGAGCCGCGGCGTTGGAATCGTGACCCAGTCGCCGATCTGCAGGTGCGGCATCGGCAGAGCCTCGACCAGCAGGTCTGTGGTGAGCCCGGCGATCTGCGTGTCCCGCATCTGCACCGCGTACGCGTCGCACTGCGCCTGCGTGGCGAGCATCGTCGAGGAGTAGAAGGTCTGGTACTGCCCATGCGGGCCGCCGTATGCGAGCTCCCCGCCGCCGACGCTCGCAGTGCCGCGGATCGGCTGCTGCTGCCCGTTCACCGTGGCGGTGCCGTCGGCGACGAAGTAGTTGTAGGTGCCCTCGTAGTTCTGCTCGGTGTCGACGCTGACCTGCAGACCCTCGGGGCCACCGATCAGGGTTGCTACCGAAGCACTCGCGATCGGGTAGACCTCGGCCTGCCCGTCGCCGTTCATCCTCACCGCAGCGCCGATGCGCTGGGCGAGATCGCCGACCGCGGCCCACCGGTCGTCCTGCTGCTTGTAGATCAGAGTCGAGTTCACGCCCGTGTCAACGACACCGCTGAGGACCGTGACGGGGACGCGGTCCTGCAGGAGACGCTTGATCTCCCCGATAACGGTGGGCGACGTGCCGACAGGGGATTCGGGGGCGATGAACCTGTCCTTCGAGATCATCAGGGACAGGTCGTTGCCGCTGACGTCGATGTTCGCCCCGCCGGGGACCTGAACGATCCGTTTCCCGGGAGGGATTGGTGTGTTCGGGGTGACGACACCCTTATCGGTGATGGTGTAGGTGAGCCACTTCTGCTGCGGCTTGGAGCGGGTCACCCGGTGCCAGTCGAGGTTCACGGTCCCGGCGCCGCCGACCTGGTAGATGCACTGCAGGCGGGAGCCGGCGACGCCGAGAGGGTCCGAGAGGAGCCACGGGGAGAGCTCGTTGGTCTGGTCCTCGATGGTAAGGGACAGGGTCGCGGGGCGGTTCGCGTCCCATGACGCCTGCCACTTGGCGATGTTGAGCGGGTCGGGCCACGCGAGCTGGCCGTTGTACCAGACGTTGACGACGAGCCGGTCGCCGGTGCGGGAGCCATGGAGCGAGGCGAGCGTATTGGAGTCGATCGGGCGCACCGTGCACCCCCTCTAGCTGTAGGCGTTCGCGGAGCCGGTGAACGATGGGTCGGTGCCGCTGATGTCCACGCACGCCCGCCAGTACTTGGCCTTCACGTCGAACCGCTTGCACACCACCGCGGGGGCGGTGATGGGGTCGAACTGGTCGCGCGGTTCGGCGTCCGCCCACACTGCCCCGTCGAGGGACCACTGGATGTGGAACACGGCGGAAGGGTCGGTGCCCTGCACTTCGGTGACGTTCAGGACCACCGCGATCCATGAGTCGGTGGAACCTGCGACCTGACCTACGCCGGCCGCTGTGGAGGTCATGACTGTGCCGGAGAACAGGGGATTCGCTACGGGCATTGCCTCTCCTAGGCTCCGGTCGGGGATTTGAGGACGTCGAGGTACGTCTTCGCTGCGAGGGTGGTCTGCGCCTGCTGGTAGGTGGCCCACAGCGCTTGGACTGACCCATAGGTCCACACGGGGACGAGGATCGCGGCGGTTGGGGCGGCGACGCCTGAACCAGTGATGGACCACTTCGTGAGGGTCCCGCCGAATGCGACCGTGACCGGCTGCTCGACCGCCTTGGGGACAGCCGTGTAGAACAGGCCGGGAATGCCGTCATTGCGAACACCGGGGGAGCGGATCAGGAGCACGGCGGTCTGCTGCAGCAGGGTTCGTAGGCTGATCGTTGTCGCGTTCGTGTTCGTGAACATGTCGAATGGCACGTTCTGCGCGATGAGGCGCTGTCCACCGATTGCGACGGGCTGCGAGGACCCTGCCACGGGGATGATCGTCACGTCCGAGGAATACTCGAGGGATTTCACCGCCGCGGCGGTCAGGTACGGCCTCGACTTGTCCCCGCGGGCCACGGAGAGGGCGATCGCGGAGCCGGGGACGAGGGGGTCCTGGATCCACCATGTTGCCTTCCCAAGCGCGTCGGTGGGGGATGCGACGGTGGTCGTCGCGGTGGGGGTGACGACGCCGGTGCTGATACCGGTGAGGACTTCGAGATCGTATGCGACGGTGCGGCCGAGGGGAACCTCGTAGTCGACGACGGCGGCCGAGCCATTGATGGTGACGCCTTTGGTGCCTCGCACCGCAGTGCGGACGCCATCGGCGGTGCGCCAGACGTTCACGGCGTTATCAGTCGGGGTGAGGTCCGTGATCGTGAGGGTCACATTCGGGCACGGCGTCGAGCCTGCCGCGATGGCGATCGCCGGGGTGTAGGTGACCGCCGTCGAGGTCGACTGGTACGGGGTGCTGGTCCACGAGTAGATGACGCCGTTCGAGTCGACCGTATCGCCGTCGAACGGGACGCCTACCGACGCCGCCTGCTCGAAGAACCCGGTGTCGACGTAGTGGACCTCGGACGTGGCTGCGGTGTTGTAGGCGACCTTGAGGGACGCGAAGGCCGCCGTCGCCGGGGCAGTCGCAACGACAGATGCAAGCGTGAACCCGGTCGTGGTGTCCGCGACGCCCGTCCCGGTCGAGGTGGAGAGGGACGTGCCGGCGGAGTTGTACCAGGTGATGGACAGGGTCACGGTCCGCGAGGTCACGGCCGTCTCTGACTTCATCTGGAACGCGTACGACAGGCCCGCGGTCACCGGGATTCCCGATGTGCCGGTCGCCGTGGCCGCGGAGAAGGCGGCCGCGGTCGACGCGGTCAGCGTCATCGAGTAGAGTCCGGTGTCGGACTTCGCGAGGCTCGTGCCGAGGGTGCAGTTCGTCCCGGTCCATCCGGTGGTGATGCCGCCCTCGAACGTGCCGTACTTGAGCAGGTTCGTGCGGGTCGTGACCGACATCTAGGCCTCCCGCCTTGTGGGTTGGATGGTCAGATGAGGGCGCGGCGCATGGACAGGTCCTGGAACGCGTCGCCGATCTCCTGCTGGATCTTCTGGACCATGTTCGCGGTGATGTCCCGGCCGTCGAGGTACACCTGGACGATCGGCTGGACCATCACGGGCGCGCCGCCGCCGGTCTGCGGGAGCTTCCCGGTGCGGTTGATGTAGTTCATCGCGCCCGGGTAGTCCCGCTCGATCGCACCCGTCGATGACCGGTTGACGACGAACTCGCCGCGGGTGAGCATGTACGGTTCGGTGTCGGTGCCGCGCGCGTACGGGTGCGCGACGCCGCCGCCTCCTGCGAGGTAGCCGACGGTGCCGCCGAGCCATGACTGCGGGACCATGAGGCCCTGCCCGCCGGTGCCGCCGGTCCCGGATTGCCCGGTCCCGTCGTTCACGGTCGAGTTGTGTGTGACGACGTTGATGACCCGCGTCGAAGGCAGCGACGCTAGCTGCGCCTGCAGTTGGGCGAGCGCTGCGTCTGCCTGGGACTTGTCCACCTCGATCTTCGTCGGCTTCACCTGGAGGTTGTTCACGTCGAAGATCTTGTTGATGTAGTCCTGCACAGCCCCAGTGAGGAGCCCCTGCGAGCGCAGTTGGTTCTCGAGCGCGGTCTTTGCTCCCCGGTAGGTGTCGATGGCCTGCTGCGTGGACCCGGAGGACTCGGCGACCTTCTCTGCCTGCGTCTGAGCCGCAGCCGCAACACCCTGCAGGGCCTGCTGGTCGGCGATAGACGCCTCGGAGTGCCCGTTGATGGCGGCCTTGTTGTTCTTGAGCGAGTCCGTTGCTGTGTTGACCGCCGCCCATGTAGCCGTCTCCGACTGCGCGAGCGTCAGAGCACCCGTGTTCAGCGCGTCGAGGCCCTGTTTCAGCAGGCCGGCCGCGTTGTTCTGCAGCTGCATCTGCAGGGTCGTCTGCGCGGTCTGCGCGCCGACGTCGGTCTGGCTCGAGCGGGCCATGTTTAGCGCTTGGGTCGTCGTCCCGAGCCCCGCGGCCAGCTGGTCGAGGTACATGGTCTGGGTGGCATCGGCGGCAGCCGCCGCGGACTTCGCGTCGGCATTCCCGTTTACTGTCTGAGTCTGATCCTGAATGCGGCCCGTGGTGGCACCGAGGATGTCGTACAGGACCCGAGACTTGTTCGCCCAGTCCAAGGATTCCGAGCCCGCGTTGCCGAGTGCTTGGGCGTGCGCCTGGATTCTCGTGGTCACGTACTGGGCCGCAGCGCCGCCGTCGAGGATCGCGTTGGCGAGGTCCGCAGCAGTCAGGCCTGCCTGCTTGCCGATGCTGATCGCGTCGGTCTTGGCGAGGTTGTCGATGACCTGCGCTTTGGTGTGCTGCCCGAGCGCGCTCCCGTCGTCTTCGATGGCCTTCGTGTAGTCGTCCGTAGCGGCGGCGGCGTTCTTCGTGCTCGTGGCGGAGTCGCCCATGGTGGCCGCGAGGAGCGCGACGCCGGCCGTCAGAAGGCCTATGACGGGGATCGCGATCTCGACACGTGCAGCGGCAAAGGCAATCGACTTGCCGAGCCCATCGATGATCGGGGTTATCCCGGCCCACAGCTTGAACGCCCCGAACGCGCCCAACGCGAGGGTCGTGACGGTCCCGAGCACTGGTGCCGGGATAGCCTGGATCGCCGAGGTGATCCCGTTGAGGATGCTGATCACTATCGGACCCATCGGAGCCACCGACGTCGTCAGGTGGATGACCGCACCGACGAGGTTCTCGATCAGGTTGATCGTGGCCGGGAGGTTGTCGATCGCGTACTTCACGAACTCCTGGAAACCGCCCGACGCCGGGACCGCGGAGATCCAGTGCACGAAGTTCTGCAGCCCGACGAGGCCCGCGTCGATCAGCGGCCGCATCTCCGTGAGGGCCCGCATGAGCCCTGACACGAGCGTGGACCCCATGGCACCCAGCGCGGATGACGCGTCCCGGGTGATCCCGGCGAGGAGCGGCATGTGCTGGTTGACGTTCTGGATGGCCGAGTCGAAGGAGTTCACCATCTGCGTCGCCGAGATGCGGGAGAGCCCTTGGAACGCGGTAGACAGGGTGCCCAGGCTCTGGGAGTACTGCATCCCGACGAGCGTCCCGGACGCCATCTCCTGCTTGATCCCGAAGATCGCGGTGACGCCGGCCAGTGCCATGCCTCCGAACGCCACGCCGAGGCCCACGGTCGCAGCACCGAGCGCCGCGGTGGCGCCGAGCAGCGCCGGGGACGCACCGATCAGGAGCTGCATCGCGGAGAACTCGCCGCGCTTCGCCTCGGTGTTGCGCTTGTGCGAGTCGGTGTTCTTGTCGACCTGGACGGTCTCTTTGGTAACGCTCTGGCTGGACTGGTCCGTCACCTTCGCCAGCTGCTGCTGCGCGGTCGCGAGGGCGTTCTCCGCGCGGAGCTTATGCTGGGTGGTCGCGTCGGAGCGCTGGTTCACCGCGTCGAGGTCGAGCTGCGCGATGCGGACCCTGTTCTCGGCCACCTCGAGCGCGCTGAGCTGCGCGGTCGCCCGCGCCGTGTCCGCGTCGGCCTTGACGGTGACGGTGCGGCCGTCGAGCTTGTCAGCCTCGGCCTGCGCCTCCTCCGAGCGGGCCATGAACTGGTCGACGTCGAGGACGAGCTTGGCGTTGATGGAGCCTACGGTGGTGGGTCCGTCGGACACGGCGCGGCTCCTATCCGGTTATGCCCCCGAACGAGGGGAGTTCCTGCTCTGGCTCGGGTGGTCTGGTTGCGCGCCACAGCCGGGACTCGCACCCGAACAGGCCCATGACCAGGTCCCGGAACTCATGCCACGCCATCCGGGGCCGGGTATGGAGCCGCAGGTGGTAGTGCTCGGCGAAGTCAGCGACGACGAGCGGCCACAGGGTACCTACGACTTCGCCCCATTCGACGGGGCGGCCTTGCGTTTGCGCTTCGGGCTGGTCGTAGAACTCTGAGAGGCCGGTGTGGGGGTCATAGTAGCCGTTGCCGCCGTTTGCTGGATCGCTTGGATCGCCTGCATGATCTGCTGGGCTGTCGCTTTTGGGTCGGCCCAGACCTTCTTCGCTGTCTCGCGGCCGAACTTCCAGTCGGCGAACGCGACGGCACCGACACGGTCGATGAACTCGTCGGGGACGCCGTCGGCGAGGAGCTTGGCCACGAGGTCCCTGCCGAGGAGCTCCTGGATGAGCTCACCCTCGCTGACCGCCCTCTCGGCGATCCTGCGCTGCAGTTCCACGCCGTGCTCCCAGCCGACGACCGGCAGCTCGTATTCCTTGCCGTGGGCGCGGAGCACGATGGGCGGCATGAGGTCTTCGTATGCGGCGAAATCTTCGCTGGACATCCGGTGGTTCTCCTGTGAGTGAGTGCTGTGAGTGGGGTGAGTGGCAGAGGGTGGCGGCCCCACTCACAAAGGCCGCCACCCGGTCTAGGTCAGCCGCGCGTGTACGCGAAGCTGTTCGACGCGCCCGCCGCGTTCGTGATGACGATCGCTGCGGAGCCCGCGGAGCCGGTCGGCATGGTCGCGACAATGGTGGAGTCGGACACGACGGACCAGTTGGTGGCGTTGACGCCGCCGAACTTCACGCCCGTGGTCGCGACGACACCGGTGAAGTTCGCGCCCGTGATGGTCACGAGGGCACCCGTGGCGGCACCGGACGGGGTTGCGGTCGCGATCGCCGGGACAGCCGCAGCGCCGGCCGGGTTCGTGATGGGGGAGACCTGTCCGTCGGCGGTGAACGTGATGCCGACCTCCTCGATGTCAGCGACGCCGGTCTTGGACTGCTGGTAGTCCACGAGCCACTGGCCCGAGAACGCCTGCGAGGCGCCGTTGCGGTCGTAGAACCGCATGTACAGGCGCGCGCTCGTGCCGAACTGCAGCCACGTGGCGCGGGCGAGCTCCTGGCCGGGGTCGAACGCGCCGGCGTTGAGGACGCGGCGGGCCTTGATCGCGACCTTCACACCGGTGAGGGTCTTCTCGAACGACCCGAACCCGTTGGAGTCGTAGTCGTTGGCTTCCTGCAGGGTGGCGTTCTCCTGCGGGTTGAAGTCGGTGAGCCCCTTGAGCGGGATCCACGTGGTGTTGTCGACGGAGACGTCGACCTTGAACCGGCGAGCAAGAGCGTTGCTCATCTGCAGCCTCCTAGGGGCTTTTCGGCATGAAAAAAGCCCCACCGGGCTGGTGAGGGCTTGAGGGGTTGTTGTTGAGTGGGGCGGCGCGTCTCCCCGTCAACACATGGCGGGGCCGGGCCTTGGGGGCGCGCCGCCCCGGAGCCGCGGTCTCACCCCGCCGCGGCGCGGGGGTCTATGGGTCGCTTGGCTAGTCCCAGCCGCCAGCGGGTCGGTTCGCGGTGGGCGGGAAGTCCAGATCGATCAGGTAATCGTCGTATCTGCCCCAGCGCCTCGAGGCATCCATGCCGCCCGGCGCGGACCCGTTCCTGAGGATCTGGATCGCGTGGGTTGATCCGAGCGTCAGGTTCGTCGCGCCGTGGAGCAGGTCGAAGACAGCATCGCCGAGGTCGTTCATGTCGAGGAAGTCGTTCGGGAGGCCGCGGAACCGTGCTTGGACGAGGACGCTGCTCATGGGGATCATCGTCATGTCGGATGTTGATCCGACGAAGGAGAGGATGATGCACCGGTCTGGCGACGGCGGGAGATCGCCGAAGATGATCGCCGTCTCGGTTGCGAGATAGGCGGACCCGTCGTCCCGGTACACGCCTATCCCTGACCCTGCGATCGTTTCAGCAAGGCCAACCAGCATGTCGCGGATGGCTCCCATGGTCACCCCACATTACGACTAGTCGATGTGCTTGCGGAGTTCCTGGGCGACGATCTCGAGGATTTTCGGCGTCTCCTGCAGGGTCGGCAGGCCGAGGTAGTAGGCCTGCCCGCCGTGGTCGTGGTGGAGCTGCAGCTCGTAGTGCTGGTAGCGGGCGTACGGACCGGGGTAGTAGACCTCGGCGCCGTCGGGGTGCACTTTCACCTCGGCTTCGGAGCGGAGGTTCCCGGTCTCGATCGGGGTCTTCGACACCGCCACCGCGCGGAGGTATTCCATGCCCTTGGCCGCGGCCTCGGGGACGGCGGCGATCACTTCCTCGGTGATCTGGGACAGGTGGATGGAGAAGTCACCCACGGCTGCCCTGCTTTCCCGTGACGATCGGCTCGCCATCAGCCCAGATGAGCGCGACCGTGTCCCCGACACCGGGGGTGTAGGTCTGCACGAACAGAGGGCAGTAGCACTTCCCATCCGTTCCGACCACCAGCAGCCGGCGAGGATCCTTCGGGAACCCGGTGACCGTCCCCGTGTCAGGCCGCTCGACGTGCCGTATCACGAACCCACGATTCCGCCGCCTGTCCGACCATGACTGCAGGGCCCGGTCGATGCCCCACATGAGCAGGCACCATGCGGCGAGGACCAGGAGGGCTATGACGAGCGCCAAGGCTGGCCCCTTCCTCATGCGAGGTACACGACGGTGTGCTCGACGCCGTCGAGGAGCCCGCCGACGTCGAGGGTGTTGATCATGATGACCTGCCCGGTGTGCCCGTCGGGCTGGGTGACGACGGAGTCGAGGGAGAACTTCGCCCCGTCCGCCACACTGCAGTAGAACTGTGACTGGGCGAGCGCCTGTTCGCCGTCCGCCGCCCTGACCAGCTTCGCGGTGCCGTCGAGGTACCCGGTGACGGCCTGGGCGGCCGTGTACACGTCGCCGTTGGCGCCGGTGCCGGTCTTCTCCTTCACCGTGACTGTGTGGACGTAGAAGTCCTCGATGCCCTCGCTCACCCGTACATCCAGACGTTCGAGCCGAGCAGGTTGTTCAGCTGCAGCTTCCGGGCCGCCTCTGGGACGAGGTTCCGCAGGGAGGCGGCCTTGGCCTGTTCGGCGTCTGCGGCGTTGGCGTACACGAGCCGCGCGGACCCGATGGACTTCTCCTGCACGACCTTCGCGTCCGCCACCCCGCCGAGGGCCGGGTCGACGCCCATGGCCGCCCACGCCGCCGCCTGGATGCACGTGGCATCCCGCAGCGCGTTGTAGGTGGCCGTGTCCGTCGCGAGGCCGGTGGTGGTGTCGACGGCGTAGTACGCGGACGCTGTCGCCTCGAGGACCAGTGACGTGGCCGAGCGCAGCAGCTGCACCGCGTTCGCCGGCAGCGCCTGCCCGGTCCACTCTGTGAGGTCAGCGGGCTGGGCGAGCATGCCGGGCACCACGAAGTCTCCGAACAGTCCCGGCATGCCAGCCTCCTAGTCCTCTACCGCGTATCTGTCGATGAGGTCCTGACGTGTAAGGGCCTCGGCGTCATCCGGGCGCATGCCCTGGGCGACGGCGTACCGCACCCACTCCGGCTTCCTTGCAGTGAGCGCGGGACGCTCGACCGGTTTCTCCTCGTAGGGGCTGCCGTCGGGGTTGACCCGGCGGATGTAGCCCTTGTGGAGCCGGTCGGCGATGGCCTCGTGGAGGGGGAGGGCGAGTTCGATGACTGCGCCCTCACCCTCCACGATGTGGATGGTCTCGGCCATTTACCGGCGGTTGACCTTGAACGCCGTGACCGTGCCCGTGAACGTGGCCTGCAGGTCGAGGCTGATGGAGCCGTCGTTCTGCAGGAACCGGGCCGATTCGAGCGGGCCGATCCACTGGGTTGCGCCGGCGCCGACGGCGACGGTCAGGTCGCCCTGGCCGGACGCGGTGGCGAGCGGCTGGGAACCGGCCCGGACGATCGCGTTCAGCGACCCGGCCGTGGTGTTCTTCACACGGAACACGACGACCTCGGGGCGTGCACCGGTGACGGTGTGCCCGTTGGTCGGGTCCGCGGTCGTGCCGGCCGGGTCCGCCATGGAGGTGGCGGCGGTGAGGTCGGTGAGCGTGACAGCAGTGCGTGCCATGGTTCAGCTCTCCTTTCCGTTAGGAGACCGTCACGAGGGCGGTCGCGAGGGCGTCGGGGCGGACGAGCTTGCCGCCGTAGAGCACGAGGCCCTTGACTGCGTCCGAGAAGGACGACTGCGGGCGGTAGGCCTCGATCTGGTTGATCTGCTCGGCGAACGTGATCGCGCCGTTCGTGCCGGCGATCGTCGCGTACTGCGACCCGGACACGTTGGGGGCGTTGTTCGAGAGGCGGATGTCGAACCCGGCGGCGCGGCCGACGTGGCCGTTGCGGAGGCCGTCGGAGGTGCCGGACTCGTTGACCTTCACGAAGCGCGCGTCGCGGAGGAGGCAGCCGTGGAGCTCGGGGCGGACGACGACCCAGCGGCCCTCGGTGGGGACGTTGGCGAGGTCGAGCGCGATCTTGAGCGGCACGAGGACCTTGTCGTACGCGTCCGTCGGGGTGGTGGCGGAGGCGACGGTGATCGCGCCGAGCGCGTTCGCGGACTGCGCCCCGGTGTAGAGGGATGCGATGTACTGGTCGATCACATCGGCGAAGCCGAACGCGGCCTCGTTGACGGACTGCGGGATGACGTTCCCGCGCGCCTGCCGCTGGTCGACGTCGTCGACGGCGAACGCGAAGTACTTCGCCTGGTCGACCACGAGGGTGCGCTGGGAGTCCTGCACCTGCTCGGGGGTGATGACCGTCGAGTTGGGGTTGTAGGTGCCGATCGTGGGGCGGCCTACGGAGGTGATGCGGACGGTGTCGCCCGCCTGGGTGATCTCGCCCTCGTAGTCGCGGTTGACCAGGTCGCCGAACACGAGGTTCTTGCGGAGTGCGACGAGGAGGTTCGCGGACCAGATTTCCG